TCCCTTTGGAGACAAGTCAGCACACTGGGTAATTTCCTATCTCGCTTGCGAGACTGGAATATCGCCGAGTTCACTGCTGGCAGAAGAACCACGAATGCTGTTCACAATGTTGGCGTACCTTCGTTGGAGAGCTATTCATCTAGGCAAGTAGTATCCGTGTATGGCAGTCTCTAATCCAGGCACAAGTCGTGCAGGAACATTCCGTTCAAACATTCAGAACGATTCACCAGTCTCGGCACCGGTGCAGATTCTTGGTATCACCGAGTTCCTTCGCTCTGCTTCAAAGCAATACCCTGAGTTCAATAAGGAAGCAAGAAAAGCAGCAAAAGAAGTTGCAGCCTTGCTCGTTGTGGCAGCCAAGTTTGAAGCAGCTTCGGTGACACGTAATCGTCAGGCTATGGAAGTGATGAAAGGTATGGTTGCAACTAGTGACCGTGTTCCAACAATCAAACTGTTGGAGAACTCTGTGTTTCAATCCACTTCAAGGAAGTTTGGTTCGTCCTACAACATCAAGACCCGTCGAAGAGTCAAGCGCAAAGTGACTAGAGGTGACGTGTTCTTTGGTGCCGAGTTCGGTGGTGGTTCACATGGCTCAGGGAACCTGACTGTGGCTGGGGCTAAGTCTCGGGCTGGGACTGAGATGTTCCGTAAGGGTGGGGGTAGGACTACCCAGTTTCTTCGGCATCGTGGTCAGTCTGGTTACTTCTTTTGGCCGTCTGTGCGTAAGCATAAAGGCGATATTGCTGACGCTTATCTGTCTGCTATGCAAAGGGTCTTGGATGGGCTTGAGGGTAAGACCAAATTGAATCCTTGATTTTGCTTACCAGTTCGCTACCCTATAGGTAGGGAGGCGTTCATGGTTGTCTATTTTGATTCGGTTAAGTCTGTTCAGCCGAAGCCGTTCGCCTCTAATTGGGATGACCTCAAAGAGCGTTTGATGCACCATGAGGAGAATGCCAACAAGTCTGATGGTGCGTTGTGGTCGCCTGTTGAGTACTACCAAGGTAGGACTAGAGGTAACACTGCTGTTCGTTTTATTGAAGCGTTGGTCGTTGACATGGACGGTGAGTCATTTGCGAACGCCAACCTTGATGGGTTTGAGTATCTTGCCTATTCCACCTACTCGCACCGACTAGATGACCCTCACTATCACTTGGTCTTGCCGTTGGCTGAGCGTGTACCGGCAGGGTTGTGGCGAGCGATATGGGGCGAACTGCATGAACGACTAAACCTGCAAGGCGACCCTGCAACCAAAGACCCTGCTCGTATCTTCTATCTTCCACAACATGCACCAGATCAACCTTGGGAGTTCCACGAACAATCAGGGAAGTTTATTGACACAGACTTTGATTACGAACCTCTACCCAATCCAACACCATCGTCACCACGTCAATCTGCTCAACCTCGACGCAGGCGCACTGTTCGTGTTGAGATGGATGATGCTTGGTGGGATTCTGCCAAACCGATGACACAGTACTCACATCTAGAAGGTCATGAGTTGTGGAAGACAATGGCAGATGATTTCCGTGTGATGGTTGCCGAGTACCGTGAAGCCGTGCGCTTGGCTAGTCAGGATGTCATCTAGAATTGTTGCATGGCTGGTGAACGCACATTCGTTGTCAAGTTCATTTCCGATGTTCAAGGTGCGCTCAAAGGTATTAAGAGGGTTGGCGATGACCTGGGTGGAATGGGGAGCAGGCTAACCTCGATCCTTCCGTCATTCAAAACTATGGCTGTGGCTGGCACAGCAGCCTTCGGTGCGGTAGCTGCTTCGTCATTCAAGTTGGTCAGCATGGCATCTAACTTGGAAGAATCACAATCCAAAGTCAATGTTGTGTTTGGTGCTTCAGCGAAGGTTGTCAACGACTTTGCTGAAACTTCTGCCAGGTCGTTCGGTATCACGAAGCAGGCTGCGTTGGAAGCCACAGGAACATTCGGAAACTTGTTGCAGGCATTCGGCACTGGTAAAGGTCAAGCAGCTGAGATGTCAACGACATTGATTGGTTTGGCAGCCGACTTGGCTTCATTCAACAACACCGGCATTGATGATGCGATTCAGGCATTGCGTTCAGGTTTGTCTGGTGAAACTGAACCGTTGAAGAGATTCGGTGTGGCGATCAATGATGTCAGATTAAAAGAAGAAGCAAGAACTCTAGGTTTGTATGACGGCAAAGGTGCGCTAGATATTAACGCCAAGACTCAAGCTGCTTATGCGTTGATCCTGAAAGATACATCGTTGGCGCAAGGTGACTTTGAAAGAACCTCTGGTGGGTTTGCTAACCAGATGCGTATCTTGAAGGCTTCGTTGAGTGATGCTGCTACTGAACTTGGTGTTGTCTTATTGCCATACTTCAAAACCTTTGTCACGTTTGTCAACGACAACATCGTTCCTGGTGTGTTGGCATTTGCTAACACGATTGGTGAGAAGGGTCTTGTTCCTGCGTTGGCTGCTGGTGTTGCAGCAATGGGTGAGTTCGGTATCACGACTGTCAATGTTCTTGAAGGTTCTTATGTTGCTTTACTCAACTTCACACATGATCTAGCCAAGACTGTTCGTATTCTCGCTGATGCAGCTGCACTTGGATTCGGTTTGCAAGGCAACATTGTTGGTGCCGGTAAATCTTTGGCTGTTGCTGTGGCCATGTCCAAAGTGCAGGATGCCACCAATGAGGCGTTGGCTGGTGCTGGTGCAATGTTTGATGGGTTCCGTGCCAAGGTTTATGCTGCGCAGTTGCAGTTGGCTCAGATGGGCAAACCCCCAAAGGATGTCTCGGACTCGTTGGATCGTATGGGTCAAGCAACTAGATCAGCGACATACAGTGTCACGCAGTTTGTTCCTGTGGTCAAAGCATTAGGCACGGGAACTGGTGGTGCAGCTAAGAATGTGAAGGATGCTACGGAGAAGTTGAAGGAATATACGGATGCGTTGAAGTCGAGCAACTCTGCATCAAAGGCGTTTACTCAAGCACAGAAGGCTTCGGTGAAGGCTGGCAAATCTTTGACTGAGGCCAACACCAATTTGCTTGATGCTCAGACTGCGTTGGATCAGGCTGTGGCTGGGTATGGTGCTGATTCACCCCAGGCTAAGAAGGCTGCTAACGATTTGGCTCAGGCTCAGCGTGGGTTGGAGCGAGCTGGGTACAACGTGGAGGGTTCGTTGTTTGCTATCAAGGATGCTGAGGAGGCGTTGAAGAAGGCTCGTTCTGATCCTGAGTCCACACCACAGTCGATTCGTGAGGCTGAGATTGCGTTGGCTGAGGCGAAGTTGTCAAGTGCTGATGCTATTGATGCGCAGACTGAGGCGACTACTGGTTTGACTAAGGCGACTGGTTTGTTGAATGATGCGATCTTTGGTGCGTCGGTTGGTTCTGAGATATTCAAGGAGTTGTCGGATGCGTTGACTGAGGCTAAGCAGAAGCAGGCTGATGCGACTGATGCTGTGGCTGAGGCGATTGAGCGTGAGACTGAGGCGTTGGATAAGTACAAAGAAGCCATTAGGGAAGCTGGTGAGATTGCCAACAAGTATCCGAAGGTTGTGGCTGCTAACCCTATGGCTGGTGTGGCTGGGAGTATTCCTGCAACTGTCACCGGCAACTCGACAGGATTCAACCCTGGTGCTGGTGGTGGATTCAGTCCTGTTGTGAATGTGAACGCTGGATTGATCACTGACAAGGACACTCTTGCGTTGGATATTTCAGATTTGTTGACTGAGTTCGCTCGCAAGAATGGTGGGAATGCCCTTAGAGGGATTTCGTTCTAATGGCTAAGGCAACCAAGTGGGGTTCTACTTACAAGGTGTTGTTGGATGTTGGCTTCTTGGCTGATGCGTTTGTGTTGGATTCCAGCAAACTTGATGGCGCAGATGTGTTGAATGGTTCAACAGACTTTGTAGACATCACCGAGTATGTGACGAACATCAATATCAATCGTGGCCGTGCAACCCAGCTTGATACATTCCCTTCGTCTAGTTGTTCCATTGTTGCTGATGATCGTGCAGCTGCTCGATACTTTGATCCGCTCAACACAGCGTCAGAATGGTATTCGGGTGGGACTGTTGGTATCGCACCACGTCGCCAGTTCCAGGTGTACGGAGGGACAGCCGGTACGACTGCGATGTTCTCAGGATTTGTGTACGACTTGAACATTGACTATGCCGAACCTAACCTATCAACAGCGACGATTGTGGCTACCGATGCGCTCGGTCAACTTGGTCAAACTGTTCTGACTGCATTCAACCCTTCTTCACAGTTGACCTCTGCCCGTGTGTCAGCAATCTTGGATCGTCCAGAGGTGTCGTTCTCGACTGCTCTGAGAAACATTGAGACTGGGGTTGCGACGTGTGGAACGGTTGCGTATGAGGATGCGACGAATGTGTTGCAGGCGTTGCAGGATGTGGCGACGGCTGAGGGTGGGCGTTTGTTTGTTGATCGTTCTGGGGCTGTGCAGTTTGATGCTCGGATTGCTGTGTCTTTTGGTACTGCTGTGGCTTCGTTTGGTGGTACGGCTGGGTTGCCGATTCAGTCTTTGTCAAATGTGTATGGGGCTGAGACTGTGGTGAATCGTGTGGCTGTGCAGATTGATGGTGGTACGGCTTCGAGTATTGCGAATGGTACTGCGTCGCAGGCTGAATATGGGATCAAGGCGTTGAGTCTGACTGGGGTGCCGTTGGATTCTGATGCTGCTGGGTCAGCCTTGGCTGCATCGTTGTTGACCAGGTTTCAGGAACCTGTGGTCAGGTTCTCGGAGATGGATGTGTTGTTGGGTGCATTGACTACAGCCCAGCAGTCAACGATGGCAGGCTTGGAGATAGGCGATATTTTGTCGGTCACTAAACAGTTCGCTGTTGGTACACCTGCAACGATCACACAGAACGTGGTTATCGAATCCATTCGCCACAGCATCAACCCGTCACGACATACTGTCACCATTGGGATGGGTCAAGTCCAACTCGTGATACCGTTTATCTTGGACACCTCAGCCCTCGACGACACCGACTACGCACTACAATAGGAGCATTATGGGAATCAACGCACAAACTTCAGTTCCTAAGTTCACTAGTGGAGATGTTCTCACTGCTGCGAATACTAACTTGCTGACAAACGCACCGCCAGTGTTCAGTGGTACGGCAACTCGTGATGCAGCGTTCGGTGGTTCAGGCGAAAAAACTTTGGCAGAAGGTCAACTTTGCTACTTGGAAGATTCCAACATTGTGCAGTATTACGATGGCGCAGCGTGGGCTACTGTTGGGCCTGCATCGTCTGGCGCAGTAGTGCAAGTTAAAAGCACATCAAAAACCGACACATTCAGTACCTCATCAACAAGTTTTACAGATGTCACTGGACTATCTGTTGCAATTACACCGACTAGCGCATCTAACAAAATCTTGGTTATGGCTGCACCAAGTATTTCTACAGACGGTTCAACTGTTGCAATTTATTACAGAATTATGCGGGACAGTACCGCTATCGCCATTGGTGATGCATCAAGTCTTAGAACAAGGGCAACAGGTAACTCATACCCAAACGGCGGTATTGCTACAAGTGTGCCTATGACATTTTTAGACAGTCCTGCAACAACAAGCGCAACTACATACAAAATACAAGTAATCCTAAACGGCTCCGGCTCAGGTTATGTAAACAGAAATAATAGCAATAGCGACTCGGCTGCAATTTCTGTTGTTTTATCTACAATTACAGTGATGGAGGTAACACCATGACCGATTATGCAGCAGTTTTGACACGCCGTTACGCAGGCAAAGAGTGGACTCTTGATGGTGACGAATACACAGGTTTGACATGGATGTCGGACACAGCGAAGCCAAGCAAAGCAACGCTTGATGGTTTGTGGGCATCAGTGCAACAAGAGATTACTGACGAAGCAACAGCCAAAGTTGCTGCTCGACAAGCTGTACTTGCAAAGTTAGGTTTGACAGCCGATGAGGTCACAGCACTTCTTTCGTAGTCGTTGGCTAATTGTTGCGCCAGCGTTGCTGGCTACGGTTTGGTCGTTTGTTTCACCGGTATCTGCTGATCCTTTGCCTGGGTTGGCTACGACGTACTACACGATTGATGATGTTCCTCCTGTCAAATCTGACAGCATCTATACGGAGTGCGGTAGTGAGGTTGAGAACAACATCAATCGAAGCTATGACGGTGAGCCGTATCTAGATTGCACGAACGATCTGTTCATGGTTCATATGACTGGGTTCATCACAATCCCTGAGCATCAGACGATTGAGTTCTGGTTGGCTTCTGATGATGGTGGAACAATCAAGATTGGCACCGAGGAGTGGGGTTCGTGGAACGATCAGGGTTGCTCGGCCACTGAATCGAGACAGATAGACATTGTTGCAGGCAGTCAGCCACTCGACTTGTGGATGTACGAGAACGGTGGTGGTACTTGTCTAATGTTGGCTTGGAACATTGATGACACTGGCTGGTCAATAGTCCCTGATGAAGCGTTTACCACCGACTACCAGCAACCACCAGACACAACGATTCCAGACACAACTATTCCTGACACCACGATTGCGGAGACAACAACAACATGGACTACCAGTACCACGACAACTTCTACGACTGTCGCACCAACAACTGTTCCTGCTACAAACCCATCGACTACTTCGACACCTCAAACAATGCCCACATATACCGTGCCACCAACAATGCCACCACCACCTGCAACGGTTCAGCTGCCACCCATAACGATGCCAGCCCCACCAGAGACCATCCCTGAGCCACCAGCCACCCTGCCAGTTGTACTAGAACCATTGCTCCCCCTCATACCAAGCACGATGCCTGAACCACCAGCCACCCTACCGACAATCCCTCTGCCCCCAATCACTTTGCCTCTACCCCCAGCCACAATCCTCCTGCCCCCAGCAACCTTGCCTCTGCCCCTAGCGACCATGCCCCCACCCCCAACAACGGCACCACAGCCACCACAAGCCCCTGAGACGAGCCAACCAGCCAAAGACGCACCATTGCCACCCATCGCAGACAAAGCCGTTGTCGAAGCCCTAGCCAACATTGAGCAAGCAACCCCAGCCCAAGTGCAAGCCGTCGTCACCGAGCTGCTCGCCTACGCACTCACCACCGACCAAGCCGTCTCCGTAGCATCCGAACCAGCAGTGTTGGCAGTACTCACAAACGATGAAGCAGCACAAGTGTTTGAGCAGGTTGCTGTTGAAGAACTCACAACTGAACAAGCTGCGCAATTTGTTGATGCCGTATCAAGTGCGCCACCTAAAGTGCGAAAAGCATTTGAAGCCACATTGAATGTGTTCCAAGGTTTCGCTGACAATTATGTGATGTTGAACCAGACGGTTCCAATCAAGACTCGTCGAGCATTGATCGCCTTGGGTGCTGTATTCTTGGTGTCAGCCCCTGCACCAATCCGAAGGAATCGATGATGAAGTTGTGGGGTGAGTTCCATGCACTGCTGTGGACGATTGCTGCTTCTGTCACCACGATTCTCACGTTGTCTGGGGCAATCCAACGAGTCGTGATCTGGCTCACCGTTGGCGCATTAGTTCTGCACTTGATCGGCGCACTCAACAAGAAAGAGGATTCACAATGAAGAAGTTCCAAGATGTCGCAGGTCGTATCGTTGCCGTGTTCCTATCGTCGGCACTCGCAATCGTTGGTGGTTCAGCCGTGATTGCCCCAGAGCTACAGATTTGGAAGTCGGCTGTGTTGGCTGGTTTCGCAGCTTGTGCAACCGTTGTGCAGAAGTTGGCTCAAGCCTCGCTTGATGGCAACCTCACAATGGAAGAAATCAATGATGCCTTTGGTGCAAAGAAGAAGTGACCCGATGACCAAGATGCCTTGGCCTGTAGTCCCGATCAAGTTTTGTGAGCATCTGAAAGGCAAGAAGCCTTCACAGATAAGTCTCACGATGCTTCGACCCATCACAGGTGGGGGACAGTTGCATCATTGTGCAGCTCGGGCTTGGGAAGCGATGAAGCATGCAGCTATGGCTGAGGCTGGGATCAATCTGAAACCTACTTCTGCCGGTGACACGTATCGAAGTATCGCAACTCAGAAGGCTGGGTTTCTGCAACGGTTCCAAGTTGAACCGATTGAAGGCGCACAGACTCGTACCTATGACGGCAAGAAGTGGTATCTGAAGAAGGGCATGGCTGTACTTGCGTCACCTGTAGATGACCCAGCGAAGTGTTCACGTCACATGCTTGGTATCGCAGTCGATGTTGCTAACGCCTCTGGCAAGGTACTGAGTTGGCTGTTGGAGAACGAACAACGATTCGGGTTCAGTCACGAAGTTGTTGACATGCCAGGTGCAGAACCTTGGCACTTGCGCTGGACTGATTCAACACCCAACCAAGCCGTCCTTGACTATGAGGCAGCCAATCCGAAGCCTGTCGCATAATGGACTGGGGCATCGTTCTTGCTGCGTTGATCACAGCAGTGGGTGGGGCTATGACAACACTGATGATGGTGATGCGTAAAGAAAACACGCAAGACCACGCAAGGGTTGTAGATGCCTTAGACATGCTTAGTGGAAATGTAGACAAGATTGGGACTAAGTTGGATTCACACATCGACTGGCATCTCAAGGGGACTACCAATGGCGAAACTGTTGCAGGAAATAAAGTCACAAAGCCTAAGAGGAACCTCAAAGCTTGACGAGATAGTTTCCCAATTATCTGCCGAAGATGGCAAAGACCTACGGGACGCAATGGCAGACCCCACCATCAGACCC